GGTGCCATTCAGTTAACAGGCAAAGACAACTATAGTAAATTTGCCGCAGCTGTTGGTAAAAGTTTAGATGAAGCAGTTGTCTATACTGAAACACTATCAGGTGCCATTGAAAGTGCCTGCTGGTTCTGGAAGACACATAACCTAAACACCTATTGCGATAACAATGACATCGTTGGCATGACCAAGGTCATCAATGGTGGCACTATTGGTCTAGAAGATCGCAAGCATCATTTTGAGAATAATTTAATTACTCTAAGTGCCTAATTATACACATGTAGGATTTGCTGGACGAAATTTACCAGTTCCTAAACTTGAACAAATCAACAGCAACGGCCGTCGGGTATATGCAACACCCGATGGTCAACGCTATCCCAGTGTTACTACCATACTAAGTGAACATGGCAAGGAAGCTCTAGATGCCTGGCGAGCCAAGATTGGTGAAGCTCAGGCCGCTCAGATAGGAGCCCGAGCCGCTCGTCGCGGAACTAAACTGCACATGTTTACCGAACACTATCTGAAAAATGATTCCAGTGTGTTCGATGGTCGTGATTTAATTGGTCAACATCTGTTTGATGAATTTAAACCACTGCTTGGTCCTATCAACAACATACATTGTCTAGAGACCAGATTGTATAGTCATCATCTACGCCTGGCCGGCACTGTAGATTGCATAGCCGAATACAACGGCGTCCTAAGTGTCATTGACTTTAAGACAGCCAGCAAGGCCAAGAAACACGAATGGATTCATAGCTATTTCATGCAGGCAGCAGCCTATGCCATCATGTATGAAGAGCTGACTGGTATTCCTGTTAATAATTTAAAAATTCTTGTGGCCGTAGAAGATGAACCACCGCAGCTATTTGAAGAGAAGCGTGATCGTTGGGTGCGAGGTCTGCTGGATTATAGAGATATCTACGAAAAAAGCTTGACAGTTAACTGAGGTTCATATATAATAGGAGTTAGCATGAAAGAAAAAATTACACAAAGAGAATGGGATCGAAGCGTGGGCATAGGTGCACCACCAGAGTTGCCCGAATATGAATTGAATAAAAGCACCGGTGAAGTACAAAAAGTTGATGTGGGGCATAGTGTAGACGGTGTTCCAAGACGCCCAACCGAGGATGATATGGCATGATTAAACCCCTGAAGAAAAACGTACTCATAGTTAGACTTAAAAAGAAAGAAACTACTCAGTCTGGTATTATACTACAAAATGATTATGATGGCAATGTGGATCGAGCTCAGGTACGAGCCATTGGATCTGAAGTTACCATGGTCAAAGAAAATGATACCATATTTTGTGATTGGAATAAAGCCAACGCAATCAGCATAGACAATGTCCCACACTATGTGGTCAATGAAGATGACATTGTTTGGGTATTTGGTGATTAAAGATTTTCATTAGGCGCGTATAAATTATACGCCCTTGATTTTTTAGGTTTGTTCAATATATAATAGTAGAGAGCAATAAGGCTCTTAACCAATTAAGGAGAACTATTATGTGGACCAAACCAGCAGCTACAGAAATGAGATTCGGTTTTGAAGTTACCATGTATGTTATGAACAAGTAATAGTTCGTTCAGACCTACATAAAGGGGCTTCGGCCCCTTTTTTATTGGAGTAAAAATGAAGAAATTAGTACTAGTAGGTCATGGATATGTAGCAAAATATATTGCTGCCGAATTAGATCGTCAGAGCATTCATTATGTCTGGACTCGTCACAATGAATACATACCTTTTGATGCAGACTTTATCATCAATGCAGCTGGCTTTACTGGTGTGCCCAATGTAGATGCCTGCGAATTACGTAGGGCTGATACAGTCCAGGGCAACATTAACTTCCCTCTATACCTAGAAAGAACTTTTAACTGTCAGATACTGCACCTAACCAGCGGTTGTGTATATACAGGCTACAAGGACCATGGCTGGTTAGAAACTGACACACCAAACTTTAACTGGAACAATGGTTCATTCTATTCGGCTACCAAAGCAGAGTTTCAGAAGCTCTGGACCGAATATGGCTATGATAAAAAAAGCTATTTACTAAGACTTCGCATGCCATTTGGACCAGACAATCTAGACAAAAATCTACTAATGAAATTATATCGTTATGACACTCTGGTAGATTTTGAAAACTCAATTACCTATTTACCAGATCTAGCTCGTGCAGTAGTTCGTTTCATCGAAGACAGACCACTACCTGGCATCTATAATGCAGTCAATCCCGGCGGCGTCAAGACGCATCAGATTGCTCAGATGCTAGGGCTGACCAAACGCTATTTTACTCCAGAAGAATGGACAGCCAAGGGCATAGCTCCACGCAGTAACTGTGTATTGAACACAGACAAAATGCAGGCCGTGTATGCTTTTAAACCAGCCACCGAGGCTCTGGTTGAAGCCATTGACTTTATTAAATCTATTCCATTATAATGCGCAATATAAGAATCATCAAAACTGGCATCAATGTCAGTAAGATTATTCGTCAGTTAGAACAGTATGATGCTGATTGGAATGCCCAGCAGCATGAGCAAGGGACTGCCATGCAGGATCCTAACCATTTTATCAGCACCGTAGATGTACTGCAGCTGGTCATGGGTGGCATAGAAACCGAAGGACAATATGTTGGTGATACTGAATTATGTTATCAGTTGCCAGCTCTAAAGCATCATACCGAGATGGTAAATTTTTTAAAGCGTCATTTTCATGCAGTCAGACGCTGTGCATTTTTCAGAATACCCGTAGGTCATAAGGTAGGACGACACATAGACTTTGGTAGCTATTATCTGGACAAGGATCGATATCATCTAAGTATTTCTGGTCGTTATAAATATACGGTCTATGATCCAGACGGAACTGTTGAACAGGTCATCATTGAGCCAGGCACGTTGTTCTGGTTCGATAATAAACTAGAGCACGAGAGCGAAAACATAGCCAACGAGCCACGCATAGCATTTATTTTTGATGTGCCACATCATAAATCAAATCCATAAAGATGGATTTATATAAATAATTATACACAGGACGCCTGGAGTCCCTAAACCCAGGATCACACAAACACAACACAGGAGAAGTAAATTATGTCAAACATGACACCGTTCGAGATTCGCCTTGAACTTCTAAAAATGGCGAAGGATATGGTTAGTGAAGATTTTCATACTAATGTATCCAGAATCAACGAAGACTGGCACACCAAGGTTGAGGTAGCCAAACTCAACGGCGGTGAAATTCCAGCACATCCAGGTTATCCGTCATACCCTTCCGAAAAAGACATCATTACCAAAGCACAGGAACTCAACGGCTTTGTGTCTAATATCGAAACCAAACCATCAATAACTAAAAAATCCAACGCATAACCTGCACGGCCAGAGTCATTCTCTGGCCAAACCTAGGAGATATACATGAAGAAAATTTCATCTATAAGCACTATGATCATATTAGCCATAACAGCTGCCTTTGTCTGGGCACTGTTCAATTATTCAGACGCAGCAGCATCACCAGCTCGTCCTCTTAAAGTCAAATACGAAGATTTAAATAGACATGCTCGTCAACAGGTTGATTGCCTGGCCCAGAACATGTATTTTGAATCAGGCTGGGAACCACAACAGGGCCAGATTGCCGTAGCCATGGTTACCATTAACCGTCAAGAAAGCGGAGACTTTGCTCCTACTATCTGTGGTGTGGTCAAACAAAAGATTGCCAGCACCTGTCAGTTTAGTTGGGTCTGCGAATATAAAACCATCAACAACATCAATCGCGATGTGTATATGCGTGTACGAGCTCTGGCCGTGTATGTGTATGCCAATCGCGAATACATCAAAGACCCTAGCCGAGGAGCTCTTTACTATCATGCCGACTATGTCAATCCAGGCTGGCGCAACATGGTCTACCTGACCAAAATTGGACATCATAAATTTTATAATCGTAAGGATAGTTAATGAACATCAAACAGAGCAATTTAATTCTGGCAGTCACAGCCGGACTAATTTTAGTAATTATCTTGGCTTTTTGGAACTATAAGGTCAATGAAAACGTACTCATGAGCAAAAACATACAGGATGCCATGAGCAAGGGCATAGATCCGCTTAGTGTGCGTTGCACCTATGCAGCCGACACCGATAACATCTGTTTGGCCTATGCACTTAGAAGTCGTGAACATAATACAGACATACCAGCACCTCCACGCAAATAGAGTTGGGGCTATCTCTAAAATAGCTGTTGTTAATCACAGGAGTATGAACAATGAAATACTTACCGAAATTAGATGTTAACTTAATTGGTAACATTGTGGTAGCATTACTTGTTGTTAAAGTATTAGCAAAACTTTTAGGATAATGTAACAAGGGTTGGTGGATCCCCAAAACCACCAATAATTTTTATCGACTCTTTGTACAAAATCCCTTAGAATTAGATATATATTATAGTAGTATGATTTCACCATTAACTGACTGATTGGAGATACCTTTGAAATTAAATCAACCCCCTAAAAAGAAAGAAATGAGCAATCTGCAAAAGAGCTTGTTTCAGAACAATCCTTTATTCATTAACAAAAACGAACCACCTAAACCGCCAAGTTTATTCATAGCAACTCCTATGTTTGGTGGATCTGCCAATTACATGTACATGATCAGCCTAATTAACCTATTGACAAAACTAGGTCAGGCAGGCATTCCAAGCATGTTTGAGATTGCAGCCAATGAGTCATTAATTACCAAGGCTCGTAACATTCTGGTTGAAGGCTTCTTAAGATCAACTGCCACACACATGTTGTTCCTGGATGCTGACCTGGGCTTTGATGCCGACGATGTTATTCGCATGGTCAAATCAGACAAGGCTTTAATTGGTGGACAGTATGCTAAAAAGAAAATTAACTGGGATGTAGTTAAACGCGTGGTACAGGGTGTGCCAGATATTCCAGGCCCACATATCAATGCAGTTGTTGCTGAAAGTACATTCAGACCCATTGGTGATCAGATGAGTTTTGATATCAATGCTCCAGTTGAAGTAGAAAGCATTGCCACAGGCATGATGTTGATCAAACGCGAAGTATTCGAAACCATGATTGAAAAACTAGGTGACGAAATCAATGTTATCTCTGGCGGTTCAGAAACCATGGATCCTAAGACCATGACTCGTATCACAGATCCACATCGCAAAGCCTATGCATTCTTTGACGTAAGCATTGATCCAAACACCAGAGCCTATACCAGCGAAGACTTTACCTTCTGTAAACGCTGGAGACAGGTAGGTGGTCAGGTATTCCTAGCACCATGGACTCGCACCGTACACGTTGGTACTTATGAGTATGTTTGTGATTTGGGCGCAGTTGCTCGCTATACACAACAGATGATGGACCATAGCCCAGGTGCTAACAGTGCTCCATTCCCTCAGAGTCAGCCAGATGCTTCGATTAAACCTACACAGGTAGCTGTATAATGTCAGCTGGAATCAGAGACAAGGTAGCTGCTGGTCAGGACATCACGGGACTGAAGCTCATGGGTCCAGGTGGTGAAGTCAAGGACAACAGATTGGTCAGTGAAATGGGTGAAGTTACACTGACCAATGAATTCCTGATCAGCCGAGAGTTTAGCAGTGCCAATGATTTTAGTATCTGGGTAGAAAAGGCTCATGCCGAAACCAATATGCCCAGAATGGACATAATCATTGACTATTGTCAGAGTCGAGACATTGACATCGAAGCAGTAGCACCACTGATTAACAAAGTACTAAAAGAGCGAATTAGATTAGAAGCCGAACAGGCTCACTTAATGAAACCCACAGGAAGATTGCCCATATAATGACAGAGTTTGAGGCCTATAGAATGTACCTGGCCCTCAAAGCTCACTTCCAGACCGATGAATATGATGTAATAAAGATGCGAGGACGTATTCGAGCATCCAGAAAGAGCTTTGATGGACTGGGTAAAGAGTTTGCATTTCGCAGACTGGTAAAATTATATGATCGTGAAGAATCTGTCTGTAACTTTATGCTTAGCAATTTTGTTACAGGCAACCACTGGGGTGGTGTATTTGACATCGAAGCTGCCAAGACCTATCAGGCCTGGCAACGACGCAATCAGAGTCTGGGCTATGTGTTTAAACAGGAACTAGAACAATTATTTAATGAGGCATCCGAAAATGACATTTCTGATATTTTTCAACATACTAGTGGCACTCATCCTTATATACTCAGAGCGTATCTGAGAAAAACCATAGGTCCAGAAACACTGGTCATACTTAATCGCATTGAAAACTTTGTTGATGTTCTAGACTTGCCCGAGGATGATCCAGTATGGCCAGACATCAGACGATTGATTCGTAAATATACACCTTTTATTAAAATTAACTTGGAAAAATTCATAGAAATATATCATGGGTTCAGAGCTAGAGGATAACATCATACAGGAGCGTGTTACTCAGCTCGAAGACGCTGTTCTTAATCTCAGTGCAGATCTACAGCATGTGCACATGAGAATCAAAGAGATACAGAACATGATCATTAAGATTGCTACCAATCAGCAGCAGTTAGCTGAGAGAGTATCAATGTGGCCATACATAAAAGTAGAAACCGCAAAAAAACGTCGGCCACCTAAATCAGGTGATTGACAAAATTATAAATATATTATATCATGTACTTGATGAGTAGTATTTTATCATGGTAATACAAAACAAAATACAATTTATACAACTTATACAACGCATATACAGGAGATACAATCATGGCATTTAACAGCCTATCAGAACTAAGAAACAATCGTGGTAATTTTGACAACCTCATGAAAGAAGTTGAAAAGATTGCCAATCCTCAGGGCCAGGACAATCGCGACGATGATCGTTTTTGGCAACCCACCGTAGACAAAGCAGGCAATGGTTATGCAGTAATCCGATTCCTAGCAGCACCTAAAGGCGAAGAAATGCCCTGGGTTCGAGTCTGGAGTCATGGATTTAAGGGACCAACAGGTAAATGGTACATTGAGAATTCATTGACCACTATCGGTAAGCCCGATCCAGTTTCAGAGTTAAATTCAGAGCTCTGGGATACTGGAACTGAAGCCAACAAGAGCATTGTTCGTGATCAAAAGCGTCGTCTTAGCTACATTGTTAACATTTTGGTCATTCAGGATCCAAGCAATCCAGCCAATGAAGGTAAAGTCAAGTTATTCAAGTTTGGTAAAAAGATCTTTGATAAGATCAAGGATTCAATGCAACCAGAATTCCCTGGCGAAGAACCAGTTAATCCGTTTGATTTTTGGAAGGGAGCTAGCTTCAAGCTCAAGATTCGCAACGTAGAAGGTTATAGAAACTACGACAAATCTGAATTTGATGCACCTAGTCCTTTATCGGATGACGATGCCAAGATTGAGGCTATCTGGAATCAACAACACAGCCTAGTTGACTTTTTAGATGCTCGTCATTTCAAAACCTATGACGAACTCAAGAAGAAATTAAATGATGTATTGAGTGGTGCTCCTAGAGCAGCAGCTCAGGCTGAACATGTTGATTTAGCAGCACCAGTTGCTAAACCAGTAGCAGCACCAGCAGCACCTGCAGTTGAAGAAACAGCTGATGATGATTCAATTAGTTATTTTGCCAATCTAGCAGCAGAAGATTAAACCATCCCTTAAAGAAGGAAGGTTTGGGAGGAGCTTAAAACGCTCCTC